TTACGCCTTCTTTATATCCTCCATAATTCCACAGTGGGACATATTTGGGACATTATCACCAAAAATGTCGTCTATTTTCCTTGCATGCTCTGTCAAATGATTAGGCGCAAGGTGAGCATACCTACGAACCATTTCTATGGACTCCCATCCGCCCATTTCCTGAAGCACAGATAATGGGACGCCTGACTGGATCAGCCAGCTTGCCCAGGTGTGTCTGAGGTCATGGAAACGGAAATCTTCAATTCCTGCACGACGACAAGCTGATAGCCATGATGTCTTGCTGTCGATGCGCATCTTCCTGACCGCAGGCGTTGATGTTCCATCTGCTCGCTTAGCCGCCTTGGTATGTACAAACACCCATTTGTGATGCTTGCCTATTTGATCACGCAACACTTTACAGGCGGTATCGTTCAGCGCCACACCAATGGCGCGGTTTGATTTGCTCTCTTCTGGATTCACCCAGGCAACTCGTCGCTGCATGTCGATTTGTTGCCATTCCAGATTTATGATGTTCGACTTTCTCAGACCAGTTGCCAGCGCAAACTTGACGACAGATTTCAGTGGTTCGGGGCACTCATCAATAAGGCGTTTTGCTTCCTCCTTTTCCAGCCATCTGACTCGCTTGTTTCTGACCGCTGGTATCTTGATGACAGGCGCTTTTTCCAGCCACTTCCAGTCGCGTTCTGCAGCACGGAGAATGGCCTTTATCATGGCAAGATGCTTTGCCTTTGTCTGAGTTGATACTGGCTTTGGTTCATAAACAGGCGGTTCTTTACCTTTCCTGATGGCGGCCTGAACTTTCTGTTTCCATATTTCTTTCGTCTTTCTGTTATGCATTCTGCTTACAGCAGAGTAAATCTTTGCCTCCGAGATATCTTTAAGCCTTATACCCTCAAAATGTTCAAGCCAGAACTCAATCCGGCTTTTATCTGAATCGAGAGATTTTTTATCAGCTTTTTCCTCAAGCCATCTTAGGCAGGCCTCTTCAAAAGTGACATCAGGTAAATCCCCTAGCTTTTCTGCTCGCCAGAGTTCTGCTTTTCGCTTGTCGTGCAACTCCTGAGCTTGCCGCTTGTCCTTTGTGCCAAGAGATTCCTTAATTCGTTTCCCGCCCGGGAGCGAATACGAGGCATACCATATTTCATTTCTGCGGAAGAGTGACATTTTCTTTCCTCTGTTATGCCATCACCCGCGCTCACCTGGACAGTATGCAGCGGAGACTGAAGCGCCGCAATGCAAGCTTGCCGTGTTGTGAGGTAAGGAGATTTTGGCTTGGTTGGATCTTTACGTGTTGCCTGTAGGCGGCCTGTTCGTATCCAGTTGGTGGCGGTTGGTCTGGATATCTTAAGAAACTGACAGGCCTCATCGAGTGTGAGGCTGTATGGCTCCATTATTTCACCTCTTGCTGTGTCATTGTTGAAAAATGGATACCAGCTCGTTGCTGCCAGACGATCCAACCGAGAGTCATATCCCATGCCATGTATTCGTTATCGCCGTTTTTTACTCTCCGACGATCTACTAAGTCACCGAAACGCTTTTCCATGAATAATTCATAGGCTTCGCGTTCATCTGGCTCTACTTCCAGAGATACGAGTGCGATTTCATAAGCACGGCGCTCAATATCGTCTCGAACCTCTAGGCTGCTGATTCGTTCTTTGATTTCTTTAATCAGTTCTTTATTGGTAAATGTGGTCATTATGCTCCAGCCTCCGGTGCTTTTGGCATTACTGCCCAGTGAGTGATATTGACGTTTTCAAGGTCCCCGACCTGAAATGTCCACTGCCATTCTCCGGTTTCTTTTTGTCCCCAGGTGTACCAGAGAGAACGCCAGCCAATCAGCCAGCCTTCTCCATTAGCATCAAATAACAGAACACTTTCATTTGCTGGTGGCAGTTCAGCTGACACTGGTATTATTTTGTTTTCCAGTGCCGCACATTTAGCTTCAAGCGCGTCGAATTTACGTAACAGGTACTCAGCATTTGTTTCGTTCACTTTCAGATCTCGCGGTACACATTTCCCGCGAAGAAACCCTTCCATTTCGAAAACATTCATGCGCATTTGCGTAACTACGATAAATCGTTAAAACGTTCCATAAACATCCCGTAGGCATGACCCGGTGCCAGTGGAATCACGTTGAACATCTCTGTTGCCGGGATGCCTTCCAGTACAGGCCAGAAAGAGCCATCATCAAGCCCGAGATCGCGGCGTTCGGTTGCCAGCATGATGAGATCGGCATATTTCACGGGTGTACTCATAACTGGGGGTAACCCGTATTTCTCACGGATTACGGCGTCTATTTTTTCTTCCATCCGTTTATAGTCAGGAAGAAGGCGTTTCAGTGGTGCGGGAATGTCCTGGCAATACGCTTCTGTTGCATCATGCATTAACGCTTCAAAAGCAAATTCCTGCGGCACCAGCTGGCTGCAAAGAACCGCATGTTGGGCGACGCTGTAGAAGTGCGAAAGATGACCGGCAAAGCGACAGATATTTGAAAGGGAAACCGCGATATCGTTAATATCGATGTCGTCTTTATTTATCTTGTCATAATAAAAATGCTTCCCGGAAAAAGTTTTAATAAATGACATTTTGTTCTCCACGTATATGCACTGCACCGCGCTGAATTCTGGTAAAAGGAAGCCCTCACCATCCGGTGATTATTGAGTTAATTACGTTTCCATAAATGCCCCCGCAGGGGCATTTGCAGTAATGAAATCAGGCGGTGAAAGTACCAATAAAGGTTTCTACTTTGCTGTCTTTGAATTTCTCAACAAGCAGATCACGAAATTCGTTAGCCATTTCTTCCTGCACCGCTTCCAGCTGAATAATGCGCAGAACCAGTACAGGACGATCGCCAGTGATAATGCTGAGGCGTAATTTAAACGGACGTTCTTTCAGACCTTCAAACGGAACGCATTTAAATTCAAATGCCACTGGCATAATGTCTTTGGTCTTCGCTTCGACAGACTCCATCAGGGAGCGTTTGCCGCTGAAGTCATTATCTTCAAAATCAGCGGTCTGGTTTGCTTCAATCGTGATTTTACGGACTGCCGCAGCCGCTTTTGTTGCTTGAATGGCGTCACCATTAGCATCAAAGCCCACAAGGTAGTCGGCCCAGTCTTCGATCCATTCTGCCAGTGACTTCTGGGAGTTACGCTCGCCGTTAACAGACAACAGAGCAGAGAACGGTGCTGTCTTTTTCAGTTTGAGAGTGGCAGTGTTATCTGCGTGACCTGGCTCATCAATAGTACCCAGGTTAAGCACACTGACGGCACGCATATTATCGGCATCGATAAAGCAGCGGGTGCCTTCATCTGCAAGATCTTTAGAATAACGGGTAAAATCATCGATGCTGGCAGTGGAAAGTGCACCACGGAAACGGAAGCGATTTAAATTAAATTTTTCCAGATCATGAATGCGGAAATTCTCAGGCAATGCCACAGCATCGGCACCAATCTTACTGATAATTTCATTAACACTCTGAGCAGAAATAAGGGCATGGATTTGATTAATTGCGGTTGCGTCTAAGTTCTGAGACATAATAAGTCCTCACTATATAAAGATATTCAGTGATGAGATAAATAATCAGTTTATTACGAACGATATTAACGACCTGCTGCGCGGAGTTTTCCGTCAGGTTCACCGGCAAGAGTCAGTAATTGTCCCTGGTCTTCCTGCAGAATAGTCAGGCGACCACCGCGATTGACATACATCGGCGTTTCGGTGGTGTCTTCTTCGGAAATTTTCCCGCGGTTAGTTGGGCGAACATATGAGAGTTTGTGTTTGATTTTCACACGGTTCTCATCAAACGGTTCGATTTCCAGATTGAGTGAGACCTTCCCTTTGGTTTTCGTGTTCATCACACCGGAAGCGACCTCACTGAGAACTGCGCCGATTTTGGTTTCAAATACGCCGCCGTCCAGCTCCCCGATAAATGCCTGCACATCAGTACTGCGTTCGCTAGCCATTTTGCTGCTCCTCATCATATCGACCCTGCAAGGTCGGTTGGTTTCTCCACAAAACAGAGAAGAACACCTGCGGTGGCAGCCGCCCGGATGGATTGGGTTATGAGCCCGTCGTCCGGTGATGCTCTTCTCTGTTTTGCAAAAAAGGACGGTACCAGCCGGAAGCAAGGGTACAAACTGGTACCGCCAGGACTACACACAGCATAAAGTTGTGGTGCCGGGTGCCTCCCGGTGCCTGGCGAAGGTTGCACACCAGGCGGGTGGGTATCCACAGAAGGTCGACTGTCAGCCTCAACCTTAACCCGCGTGCGCTGAGCCGCATTCACCACAACGCTAAGGATTCTCTCTGGTTGAAAATACTTAGCTGTTATGTGCCTGCTTTTAGCCACATCAGGCGAGGTGGACCTGGTTATTCCCCAACAACAAGGATTCGGTTAATCTGGATATCCCCAACAACAATAAGAGTATTCAATGTGATCGCTGAATTAACGGCAGCAATGACGGCTATTCGTGAAACAGCCCAGATTGCAAAACTAATGAACGAGGCAAAAACTCAAGCTGAAGTAAATGCGGCTATTGGTGAGCTGAACTCAAAGCTTGCGTCTATTCAGCGCGAATGCGTGTCTCTCGTTGAACTGGTGGGCTCTTATCAAGAAATAAATGCTTCTCTCAAAGCTAAAATTGCAGAATTCGAAAACTTTGAGGCTCAGACGGAAGGCTATATCCTTAACCAACTTGAGTCGGGTACTTTTGTATACTCGAAGGAGGTAATCGTGAACGGTGGCAGCATAACCATGCATCTTTGCCCAAAATGTTTTGGACAAAAGATAGTATCGATACTTCAACCATTCCCGGTTAGCGAAGATGAGCTTTTTCATAAAAGCAGGTGCCTCCACTGTGAAAATAAGTTTCTGATGAATAAAAATCCGGATTACGTATCGCCTCCATCCATTGAGGAGTTGTCCAGAAAACTTAACGGCAATCTGTAGATTACTACTGTTGTGGATATCCAGATTGTTAAAGAGCTAAGCGTCCTGTAGGGCGCTTTTTTGTTGCTAACGAATCATCCTGGACTTCATATGCCCCAGGCGGCTACTTCGTGGGCGTCCTGCCTGTTCGTTTTTGACATTTACTGACTGCTTACGACACATGCACCGTGTTGCAACCAGATTTTGTTGTAATCCTGTAGTTGGTCTGGAACAAAAGATAAAATTAAATTGCGAGATATGCAAGTGATATTTGCGAGGTATGCAAATTTATAGGTAGTAAAAAGCCACCTTTCGGTGGCCGATGGATGGGATATTGAGGTTAATTATGTCTCTTAAGGGTTTGCGACTGACTGATTAAGACCTTTCCAAAGACCATGAATCGGTGTTCGTTTTCGCTAGTAATTCCCCATTCACGGTAAATCTGGTTATCAGAAATCACCAGCAGTTTGTCAGGAATCATTTGAAGTCTTTTAACGTATATTTTGTCATCAAAACCAAAGACATATATACCATCACCATCAAACTGATTGATGCTGACATCAACGAAGATGAGATCTCCTGGCTCAATGGTTGGACACATACTGTCCCCACGAACGTTGATAACTTTGATGTGATTGGCTGGTCGTCCGCCGAACATTGATACAGCATTATCAGTTCTGTATTCGATGGCATGAATCACATCAATGACATCACCGCCCTGGATAAGGCCATTTCCCGCACTGGCACTGATATCCAGCATTTCAATACGGAACACATCCTTCACCTGCGCAACATCCTCATTATTACTGTTTTTATATACAGTATTACTTTTGTGGGCAGAGGTAAAGAGATCAGCAATATCAACACCTAAGCTCTTGGCAATATTACTCAGTGTTTGTTCGGTAAATTGTTTTTGCTTACCCGTTTCTAAGCGCGAGATGTTCGCCGCATCTACTCCTATTGCTTCAGCGAGATCGGCGATTTTCATGTTCTTCGCTTGGCGAAGTTGTCTGACTCGGTTTCCTATGTTCATGCGTTTATTACATTTCTTTATTGCGTGATAAGCAAATCAACTTGCGCAAAATAATTGCGTGAAATAACATGCATAACGCGCAATATTTGGAGGGCATATGCAATCACCATTACGAAATGTGCGTAAGGCGCATGGTTTCACTTTGCAGCATGTTGCTGCGGGTGTTCAAGTCAATCCAGCAACGTTGAGTCGTATTGAGAGGCTGGAGCAGATTCCATCTATCGAGCTTGCAGAACGTTTAGCCAATTTTTTTAAGGGTGAAGTCAGCGAAATGCAGATTCTTTATCCGGCACGTTTTCAATCTAGCCAAAACCAGAATGGGTTTAAACCACAGGAACAGGAGGTGAACCGTGGGTAAGCATCACTGGAAAGTAGAAAAACAGCCTGAGTGGTACGTGAAAGCTGTCAGAAAAACTATCGCAGCGTTGCCGGGGGGGTACGCTGAAGCTGCTGACTGGCTGGATGTAACAGAGAACGCATTATTTAACCGCCTTCGTGCCGATGGCGATCAGATTTTCCCGCTGGGATGGGCAATGATTTTGCAACGTGCTGGTGGAACTCACTTCATTGCTGACGCTGTGGCGCAGTCTGCAAATGGCGTCTTTGTGTCTCTTCCTGATGTCGAGGATGTGGACAACGCCGATATCAACCAACGCCTGCTGGAAGTCATTGAACAGATCGGCAGTTATTCAAAACAGATTCGTTCAGCAATTGAAGACGGTGTAGTGGAACCGCATGAGAAGACAGCAATTAACGATGAGCTGTACCTCTCAATTTCGAAGCTGCAGGAGCATGCAGCACTGGTCTACAAAATCTTTTGCGTTTCAGAAAGTAGTGACGCCCGCGAGTGTGCAGCTCCGGGCGCCGTGGCGTGTCGTGACTGTGGAGAAACTAACGCATGAACAGTTTAACAACACACTACCGTCGCTCGCAACTGATTGCGCTTCCTGTACCGGGTGGAAAAGCGAAGGTGGAGTATTGCTATGCAGTAAATGTACCAGGTGACAGGGAAATTGTAACCCACAGCTTTGCAGAGTGGGCTGTGGGTGATTTCAACCGGCAGAAGGAGACAGTCCTTTGCGACAAGTTAACCGCTGGTTCAAAGATCACTACGGAGTGCCCGTCAGAGTCATTCGTTGGGAGCCGGAAACACAACGGGTTATCTACCTCCGTGAAGGCTATGAGCATGAGTGCTTCAGCCCGCTCGAACAGTTTCGTCGTAAATTCAGGGAAATAGAGGTCGGTCATGAGCACTAAATTAACCGGCTATGTATGGGATGGTTGCGCTGCGTCAGGCATGAAATTATCCAGCGTGGCAATTATGGCCCGCCTGGCTGATTTCAGTAATGACGAAGGTGTGTGCTGGCCATCAATTGAAACCATTGCCCGTCAGATTGGCGCGGGGATGAGTACCGTCAGAACGGCTATCGCACGGCTGGAAGCAGAAGGCTGGTTAACGCGTAAGGCGCGTCGCCAGGGTAACCGCAATGCGTCGAATGTTTATCAGCTTAACGTTGCGAAGCTTCAGGCAGCGGCATTTTCTCAACTGTCAGATTCTGACCCGTCAAAATCTGACGCATCAAAATCTGACCCGTCAAAATTTGATGCGTCGAAATCTGGCAAAAAAGCGGGTTTTCACCCGTCAGAATCTGGCGGGGATCCGTCAGTAAAATCAAAACATGATCCGTCAGATAAAAAAACTTCTCGTCCGGACGCTTCGCAACCGGACACGCAGACGGCTGAACAGGAGTTTTTAACTCGCCATCCTGATGCGGTTGTATTCAGCCCTAAAAAGCGCCAGTGGGGAACGCAGGATGATTTGACCTGCGCACAGTGGCTCTGGAAAAAAATCATCGCCCTGTACGAGCAGGCCGCCGAATGTGACGGCGAGGTGGTTCGTCCCAAAGAACCGAACTGGACAGCCTGGGCAAACGAAATTCGCCTGATGTGTGTGCAGGATGGTCGTACTCACAAACAAATCTGCGAGATGTACAGCCGCGTCAGCCGCGATCCGTTCTGGTGCCGTAACGTGCTCAGCCCGTCGAAGCTGCGGGAAAAATGGGATGAGCTTTCCCTGCGCTTATCGCCGTCCGTCAGCACGTACACCGAAAAACGCGAAGACCCGTACTTCAAAGCCAGTTACGACAACGTGGACTACAGCCAGATCCCGGCAGGATTCAGGGGGTGATCATGAGTCTTTTGAATGACGTTCAGAAATTCATTGAAGCCCATCCGGGGTGTACTTCCGGAGACATTGCGGATGCTTTTGCAGGTTACTCACGACAGCGCGTTCTGCAGTCAGCAAGCAAGTTACGTCAGAGTGGGCGTGTGGCTCACCGTTGTGAAGGGGATACACGCAGACATTTCCCGCGGCTGACTGAGATACCGCAGGAGCCGGAACCGCAACCAGTTCGTGAATCCAGACCTGTGCGCAATTTCTATGTCGGCACTAACGATCCCCGGGTGATTTTGTGCCTGACCCGCCAGGCGGAAGAACTGGAGTCCAGGGGCTTATACCGTCGTGCTGCAACGGTGTGGATGGCGGCATTCCGTGAAAGCCACTCCCAGCAAGAGCGAAACAATTTTCTTGCGCGTCGTGAGCGGTGTTTACGGAAAAGCAGCAAGCGCGCTGCATCGGGTGAAGAGTGGTATCTGTCAGGGAATTACGTGGGGGCTTAATGAGTAATAAATATTGCCAGGCGCTGGTGGAGCTGCGGAACAAACCAGCCCATGAACTGAAGGAAGTGGGCGATCAGTGGCGCATGCCGGACAACATTTTCTGGGGAATTAACACCCTGTTTGGCCCGTTTGTTCTGGATCTGTTTACTGATGGTGATAACGCCAAATGCGCCGCGTATTACACTGCGGAAGACAACGCGCTGGCGCATGACTGGTCAGAACGTCTTGCGGAGCTTAAAGGTGCTGCCTTTGGTAATCCCCCGTACAGCCGCGCCAGTCAGCATGAGGGGCAATACATCACCGGCATGCGTTACATCATGAAGCATGCCAGTGCCATGCGTGATAAAGGCGGGCGCTATGTTTTCCTGATCAAAGCTGCCACCAGCGAAGTGTGGTGGCCGGAAGATGCAGACCATATTGCTTTTATTCGCGGGCGTATTGGTTTTGAACTGCCAGCCTGGTTTATCCCGAAGGACGAGAAGCAGGTGCCGACAGGCGCTTTCTTCGCTGGTGCTATTGCTGTTTTCGACAAGACCTGGAAGGGACCGGCAATCAGCTACATCGGGCGCGATGAACTTGAGGCATGTGGTGAGGCCTTTCTGGCGCAGGTTCGCCAGCAGGCGGAAAAACTGGTCAGGGAGATGGCGGCATGACGACGTTAACTCAATGCCAGCAGCAGGTGCTGGATATGCTGATTTCTTACCAGCAAGAACGTGGCTTTCCGCCAACCAATCAGGAGGTGGCAACCATGCTGGGATACCGTTCGGTGAATGCAGCGGTGGAGCATCTTCGCGCACTGGAGAAAAAAGGCGTCATCACGATAAAGCGTGGCGTGGCCCGGGGGATAACTCTTCATACCGCGGTGAAGGACGACGACAGCGAGGCGGTCGGGATTATCCGCGCACTGCTTGCCGGTGAGGAAAACGCCAGGCTGCGTGCAGCCCACTGGTTACATGAGAGGGGCCTGAAAGTATGAAGCTGATCTTGCCTTTCCCGCCCAGCGTGAACACGTACTGGCGACACCCCAACAAAGGGGCGTTTGCTGGTAAGAGTCTGATAAGCGCAGCGGGGCGCAAATTCCAGAGCGCGGCGTGCGCAGCAATAGTTGAGCAGTTACGTCGTCTGCCGAAACCAACGTCGGCACCTGCTTCAGTGGAGATCGTGTTGTTTCCTCCGGATAACCGGATCCGCGATCTGGACAACTATAACAAGGCGCTGTTTGACGCCCTGACCCATGCGGGTGTGTGGGAAGACGACAGTCAGGTGAAAAGAATGCTGGTGGAGTGGGGACCGGTTATCCCGAAAGGGAAGGTCGAGATCACTATCAGTAAGTACGAGAAAACGGCGGGTGCAGCCGCCTGATCAAGAGGAGAAACGAAGTATGAATAATCTGATGGTCATTGATGGTATTGAAGTTCGTCGTGATGCTTATGGGCGTTACAGCCTGAACGATCTGCATCGCGCAGCAGTAGCATCTGGTGCAAATGCCAGAACCAAGGAGCCGGGAAAGTTTCTTTCCAGCCAACAAACTGTTGAGCTTGTTCATGAATTGACCAACACCCAGAATTTGGGTGTTGACCCGGTGAGTGTGATTCATGGGGGAAATGAACGGGGAACGTATGTCTGCAAGGAACTGGTGTATGCCTATGCAATGTGGATCAGCCCGTCATTCCATCTGAAGGTGATCCGCACTTTCGACATGGTAACCAGCGCACCGGAAAAATTATCCGGGCAGGCTGCTGACAAGATGCAGGCTGGCGTGATTCTGCTGGACTTTATGCGCCGGGAGTTAAATCTGTCTAACTCATCAGTGCTTGGTGCCTGTCAGAAACTTCAGGAGGCTGTTGGCTTACCGAATCTGGCACCGCGCTATGCCATTGATGCTCCTGCTGATGCACACGATGGCTCAAGTCGCCCGACACTGTCACTGAGTGCACTGCTGAAACAGTATGGTATACGCCTGACGGCTAATCAGGCATATCACCAGATGGTGAAACTGGGGATCGTCGAGCAGCGCGAACGATACAGCCGTACCGCGATTAACAACATCAAAAAATTCTGGTCGCTGACAGCGAAAGGTTGCATGTTCGGCAAGAACATCACCAGTCCCGCAAATCCGCGCGAGACGCAGCCGCATTTCTTCGAATCCCGATTCCCTGAGCTGTTAAAGCTGCTCGATACCGTTCATTGAGGTGACCGTGAGAGCACTACTGACCCCTGAAATTGCCCCGCGTATGGGGATCGTATTGTTCAGGCCAGGTTCAGAGCTGATGCCCCTGTTTATGCAGGGGCGTGTCCTGCTGGAGCCTGAGCCGGAGCGTTATTCATCTTTCGCCAGTGGTGCCGTTCCGGCGGCATCACAACCGCTGGCGGATGATCCTGCCGTTCGGGCCGTGTTCCGCAATGAGGCAGTGATCCGTCGTGCTGGTGGCGTGGAATGTCTTGAAAGCTGGTTACTTCGTGAAAAAGGCTGCCAGTGGCCTCATTCCGACTGGCACAGCGAGAACATGACCACAATGCGACACGCTCCGGGTGCAATCCGTCTGTGCTGGCACTGCGATAACCAGCTGCGCGATCAGTTCACGGAACGGCTGGAATCAATGGCAACGGATAACTGTGCCCGCTGGGTGTTGTCTGTTGTGCGTCGGGATCTCGGTTTTGATGACAGTCACGTTGTGACAATGCCGGAACTGTGCTGGTGGCTGATTCGTAATGATCTGGCGGATGCCTTACCGGAAAGTGCAGCCCGTAAGGCACTGAGATTACCGAAGCCTGTTGTGCCGTCTGTTACCCGGGAAAGTGACCTTGTGCCTTCGGTTCCTGCCACCAGCATCATCCAGGATAAGGCGAAAAAGGTGCTGGCGCTGAAAGTGGATCCGGAGTCGCCGGAGTCTTTTATGTTACGCCCAAAACGTCGCCGCTGGGTTAATGAAAAGTACACGCGCTGGGTTAAGACACAGCCGTGTGCATGTTGTGGAAAGCCTGCTGATGATCCCCACCACCTGATAGGCCATGGTCAGGGTGGAATGGGTACAAAAGCGCATGACCTCTTTGTGTTGCCTTTGTGCAGAAAGCATCACGACGAGCTGCATGCGGATACCGTGGCATTTGAAGAGATGTATGGCTCCCAGCTGGAGCTGATATTTCGTTTTATCGATCATGCGCTGGCAATAGGCGTACTGGCGTAAGTGGAGAACGAGCATGAACCTTGAAGCCTTACCAAAATATTACTCCCCAAAATCTCCAAAATTGAGCGATGACGCACCGGCGACAGGCTCAGGTGGTTTAACGATTACGGATGTGATGGCTGCGCAGGGGATGGTGCAGTCGAAAGCACCGCTTGGGTTTGCCTTATTCCTGGCAAAAGTTGGTGTTCAGGATCCTCAGTTTGCGATTGAAGGTCTGCTCAATTACGCGATGGCAATGGATAACCCGACATTGAACAAATTGAGTGAAGAAACCCGGTTACAGATCATCCCTTACCTTGTGAGTTTTGCCTTTGCTGATTATTCCAGGTCTGCGGCAAGTAAGGCTCGCTGTGAGCATTGTGCTGGTACTGGATTTCATAGTGTATTGCGCGAAGTGGTGAAACACTCCAGAAGCGGGGAATCTGTTATCAAGGAAGAGTGGGTGAAGGAATTATGTCAGCATTGCCATGGTAAGGGAGAAGTCAGCACGGCTTGCAGAGGGTGTAAGGGTAAAGGCATTGTCCTGGATGAAAAAAGAACCCGGCTTCATGGCGCGCCTGTTTATAAGATTTGTGGGCGTTGCAATGGAAACCGGTTTAGTCGTTTACCGACCACACTGGCACGACGTCATGTCCAGAAGCTGGTACCAGACCTGACTGATTATCAGTGGTACAAAGGATATGCAGACGTCATTGATAAACTGGTAACAAAGTGCTGGCAGGAAGAAGCATTCGCTGAAGCACAATTGAGAAAGGTGACGAGATAAGTGATTTTCACCGAAGATGGCGACATGATGCTTGCATTTCTCAAAAAATATGGATAAGATTTTCCCAACGATGGGATTTGTATGTCTACCGTTGATGAGTCCAAGAACCCGCCGCCGAGCGGGTTAAATTATTTTTTCTTACACGGGGATATGGATGTTATACCGAGATCTTTTGCCTATTTTCTCAGAAAGACCCATATTTAAAGCTCCTGAGGCTGAAAGAATACTTCGTGAGCAATATTCTATCGCCGCCCCCACTCCTGTAATTCAGGAGATTTATTATGGATTGGCAGGTTATGACAGATTTCAGGAGCTTTATGGGGATCTTAATATTGACCAAATCGAATGGAAATTGATTGAACTTCCCACTAAAAATTTTTTAACTATCGGGGATAATGCTACTTACCCTGATTTTTTGCATGAGGTCGTTGAAGATTTCACAACCCGTAAAGGCGATGTATTTATGGATGATGAAATAAAAGCGCATTGGTGTAATTTTGGCACATGGTGTGAACCTCCATTTTTTATAGATCGAGCTTTGCTGAAAAGTAATACAACAGGGCTTCATTTAATGGAAGGGCATACAAGAGTTGGAACCCTGTTAGGGGCAGTTAAGTATAACTTCGTTAAGCTTGCTAATACTCATAAAATTTATTATGCGCAAGCAAAAGAATGTATTAAATAAGTTGAGTGAAATTACTGTTTTTTTTTTAACAATACTTACCGCGTTCTCGCGGTTTTTTTATAAATTAAACATTGGTGCAGTACGGTAAACACGCTGGTGGTCGTGAATACTGACTTTTTATCTTGCTGGCTTTTTAGACAAGAGTTATTGGTATGTCATGTTAACCATGAAGGTAAAAAGACATGCTAAAACAGCAAGATATGACAGAAACGGCGAAAGTTGTTTTTAATGAATTAAACGGCAAACCGGCAACAGTCGGGGAGATAGCACAAAACACATACCTTTCACGCGAACGCTGTCAGTTAATACTGACCCAGCTGGTTATGGCGGGGCTGGCAGATTACCAGTTCGGCTGTTACAGACGCCTTCAGCAATGAAGGGCTTTTAATTTGTGAAAATGGGCGGCTGGTGGGTGTTGGTAGCACCTGCCAGCCATTCGCTCATGCTTACTGGTCACAAGCGAACCATGGCCCACTGCTTTAGCGCAAAAGCAGAGTGAGCCTACCAGAGTTACGCTTACTGATCCATGAAAAACACTGTAAAAATAAACAGTATTGATTTAATCAACGCTGATTGCCTGCATTTTATTCAGTCCCTGCCTGATGATTCCATTGACCTGATTGTTACCGATCCGCCTTACTTCAAGGTGAAACCCAACGGTTGGGACAATCAGTGGAAAGGGGACGAAGATTACCTTAAGTGGCTGGACCACTGTCTGGCCCAGTTCTGGCGGGTGTTGAAACCTGCCGGAAGCCTTTACCTGTTCTGTGGGCATCGCCTGGCATCTGATATTGAGATCATGATGCGTGAACGTTTCAACGTGCTTAACCATATCATCTGGGCGAAGCCGTCCGGACGTTGGAATGGGTGTAATAAAGAAAGTCTGCGCGCATATTTTCCTGCCACAGAGCGCGTTCTGTTTGCTGAACATTACCGGGGGCCATATCGCGGCAAAAGTGACGGCTATGTGGCAAAAGAAAGGGAACTCAAACAGCACATAATGGCACCGCTGATATCGTATTTCAGGGATGCTCGTGCCGAACTGGGTATAACGGCAAAACAAATTGCCGAAGCCACAGGTAAGAAAAATATGGTTTCCCACTGGTTTGGTGCCAGTCAGTGGCAGTTGCCGAATGAGGCTGACTACCGGAAGTTACAGGCACTGTTTTCCCGTATAGCGGCAGAGAAGTTTCAGGAACAACAACTGGAACAACCACACCACCAGTTGGTGGCATCTTATGATTCACTGAATCGCAAATATTCTGAATTGCTGGATGAGTTTAAATCTCTCCGGCGCTATTTCTCCGTATCAGTCTCCGTGCCTTATACCGATGTCTGGATGCATAAACCCGTTCAGTTCTACCCGGGTAAACATCCGTGTGAGAAACCGGCGGATATGCTCAGGCAAATAATCAATGCCAGTAGTCGACCCGGCGATCTGGTTGCTGATTTCTTTATGGGATCCGGTTCCACAATAAAAGCAGCAATGGCGCTGGGGCGTCGGGCGTTAGGTGTTGAGCTTGAGACAGAGCGGTTTAATCAGACCATCCAGGAAATCAGTATGTTATCAGCAAATACAATTTTGTGAATTAATTCAATTATTGGTGGGATGTCTGTGCCGTATAATGATTACAGATACAGTGTATCCTGCAATGCAGCAGGGCTGATGTGGTGGGTTGTACATAGCCTGCAAAGGATTGGCTTCATTAATTCATCGTTGATACAAGCGAGTCACGGTTGACCACGCCAACGGCTCATCGGTAAAAATCCGACACCGTGTCTTCTTAACTCACTTATTGTTTCCACCCATGTTTTTGGATACCTGCTGTAGCTGTCAGATTAGCGCGATAATCTGACAGCTTTTTTTTACAACGAATCCTTCTGATCTGCTTTCGCGGGGCTTTTTTGTATCCGCTCCATGCCCGGCGTATAAGCGGAGGTTGGTCAGTTTTCTAAAAATTGAAATACCTCACAATTCAGCCAGTTAATGGTTGTTTGTCTGGCGAAGAGTTTGTAAATAAAAAAACGCATGGTGAATCCCCCTAAGCGGCGGGGCGAATCAGCAGTCAGTTCTGGGATAATCGCGGGTTCGTATGCTGATGCCGGACTCACCGGGAGGCACCCGGCACCATGCATCATGGTCATCCCCTTGTATGATACCCCTCTCCGGAGGGGTATTTTTTGGATAAAAAAGCCCGCGCTGGGAGGCACGGGCGGCAAGGAATAAAACGTGAAGAAATTTTCACAGGCGCATAATAATCCGATGTTGCCAGATTTTGCAACTGCATCATCTGGTTATTATGTGAGCTGGAAAATCAGATTCTGTATGGACTGAAGCCATGCTGTTATTTAGGGCCAAAGAGCTGGCTTTTTCCCGCCTTCTCTCCAGTAACGATTAATGAGAAAAGAATGAAATGCTTTTCCTGGGGAGGAGGGCAGTAGAAAAAAGAACCCGCCAGCAAAAATATGGGGGATGAACAGCTTTTGCTACTCAGGTTGCTGGCGGGTATGGTTCTTCATGAAATAAGAATGTTACGCGGTATTTTTAATGAAAATGATAATTATTGTCAATTGGTTGTGCGTATTTTTTCATACATGACTGGTAAAGGTGATTCAGGCCATCAGAGTTTTGCTGATGGCCTTTTTTCTTTCCGGTAGCACAGGTCTGTTGGGGCGGGATATGTATCAGATGGAAAAAATATCAACAGGCATTGCCTACGGCACCTCCGCAGGCAGTGCTGGCTACTGGTTTTTACAATGGCTTGATCAGGTTAGTCCGTCTCAGTGGGCTGCGATTGGTGTACTGGGAAGTCTGGTTCTGGGCTTTCTGACTTATCTGACGAATCTGTACTTCAAAATCAGAGAAGACAGAAGAAAGGCTGCGAGAGGAGAGTAATATAATGGTCCAAAACTATGAAATGATTGTGAAAGGGATCCGCAATTTTGAGAATAAAGTTACGGTAACTTTAGCATTACAGGACAAAGAACGCTTTGACGGTGAAATTTTTGACCTGGACATCTCGCTGGACCGTGTTGAAGGTGCCGCGCTGGAGTTTTATGAGGCAGCAGCCAGAAGGAGCATCAGACAGGTCTTCCTGGATGTTGCTGCCGGGTTATGTGGAGGGGATGAGCAGTCGCCGGAAAAGCGCCCCATAATTTTAGAGGCGCAGAGTGTGTGGATAACCTACAAAGGAAAACTGCCGGGAAGAATTACTGGTTCACTGAAGACTCCGCCGAAATGGTAATTTCACCAGCATATTTTTCCTCCAGTAATACCGCCAGCCACTTGAAAGAATTTTGTTGTTGCTGGGACCATTTGGGATTGATTGATTCAAGCTGGAGCGATGCCAGTGTTGGTTGCATTTGTTCCTTGGGAATTGAGAATGCCAGATATGAAAATGCGACAGCAAGGGCATTTACATCATCCCGAAGCCTGGAAATGCAGTCGAGCAACTCCTGTAGAGAAATGGTGCTATTGTCCATAAACAATCCTCTCTATTGTATTTAACTATTCCTTGCCTGATTCAACAGGCCGGGACAGATAAACATATCCAGGGTTCAGAAACCGATAAATCCTGATAAATATCCATGAACGCAAAAATCAGATACAGCCTGTCGGCTACTGTACTAGTGCTGATTGGTGCAGGCGCGTCTGCTCCTCAAATACTTGACCAGTTTCTGGACGAAAAAGAAGGTAACCACACAACGGCATACCGTGATGGTTCCGGCATCTGGACCATCTGTCGGGGTGCCACGATGGTGGATGGAAAACCCGTTTTTCCCGGTATGAAACTGTCGAAGGAAAAATGCGACCAGGTTAACGCCATTGAACGTGATAAGGCGCTGGCATGGGTGGAACGTAATATTAAAGTACCACTGACCGAACCACAAAAAGCGGGTATCGCGTCATTTTGCCCCTATAACATTGGCCCCGGTAAGTGTTTCCCGTCGACGTTTTATAAGCGGCTTAATGCCGGTGATCGTAAAGGTGCCTGTGAGTCGATTCGCTGGTGGATTAAGGACGGTGGGCGTGATTGCCGCACTCGTTCAAATAACTGCTACGGACAGGTTATTCGTCGTGACCAGGAAAGCGCATTAGCCTGTTGGGGGATAGATCAGTGAGAAGAGTAGCCGCGATTATCTCCGCTCTGGTTATCTGCATCATCGTCTGCCTGTCTTGGGCTGTTAATCATTACCGTGATAACGCCATTACCTACAAAGCCCTGCGCGACAAAAATGCCAGAGAACTGAAGCTGGCGAACGCGGCAATTACTGACATGCAGATGCGTCAGCGTGATGTTGCTGCGCTCGATGCAAAATACACGAAGGAGTTAGCTGATGCGAAAGCTGAAAATGATGCTTTGCGTGATGATGTTGCCGCTGGTCGTCGTCGGTTGCACATCAAAGCAGTCTGTCAGTCAGTGCGTGAAGCCACCACCGCCTCCGGCGTGGATAATGCAGCCTCCCCCCGACTGGCAGACACCGCTGAACGGGATTATTTCACCCTCAGAGAGAGGCTGATCACTATGCAAAAACAACTGGAAGGAACCCAGAAGTATATTAATGAGCAGTGCAGATAGAGTTGCTCATATCGATGGGCAACTCATGCAATTATTTTGAGCAATACACCCGCGCTTCCTGCGGAGTATAAATGCCAAAAGTGATGAAACCGAGCAATCCATTTACGAATGTTTGCTGGGTTTCTGTTTTAACCACATTTTCTGCACCACCACAAATTTTTGCTGCATCGACAGTTTTCTTCTGCCCAATTCCCGAAACGAAGAAATGATGGGTGATGGTTTCCTTTGGTGTTACTGCTGTAGGTTTGTTTCCAACAGTAAACGTCTGTTGAGCACATCCTGTAATAAGCATTGCCAGAGCGGCAGAAAACAACATTTTTTTCAT